ATGGAGCATCAGTTGCCGCCTGAGGGCGATTGGCGCGCCTGGGTGATTCTGGGCGGGCGTGGCGCGGGCAAGACGCGCGCAGGCGCCGAATGGGTGCGCGCGCAGGTCGAAGGCTCGCGGCCGATGGACGAGGGGCGCGCACGGCGGGTGGCGCTGGTGGGCGAGACCTATGACCAGGTGCGCGACGTGATGGCGTTTGGCGACAGTGGTATCTTGCACTGTTCGCCGCCCGACCGGCGGCCGCAGTGGAAGGCCAGCGAGCGCAAGCTGATCTGGCCCAACGGGGCCGAGGCACAGACCTTTTCGGCGCAGGATCCCGAGGCGCTGCGCGGGCCGCAGTTCGACGCGGCCTGGGTGGACGAGCTCGCCAAGTGGAAAAAGGGCGTCGAGGCCTGGGACATGCTGCAATTCGCGCTGCGCCTGGGAGAGCGGCCACAGGTCTGTGTGACCACGACGCCGCGCAACGTGAAAGTGTTGAAGGACCTGCTGGCAGCACGCAGCACGGTGCAGACCCATGCGCCGACCGAAGCGAACCGGGCCAATCTGGCCGAGTCATTCCTGGAGGAGGTGCGGGCGCGTTATGCCGGGACCCGGTTGGGGCGGCAGGAGTTGGACGGGGTTCTGCTGGCCGATGCCGAGGGGGCGCTGTGGACCGGTGCGATGCTGGAGACGGCCCGGGGCGGCGCGGTACCGGTACTCGACCGGGTGGTGGTTGCGCTGGACCCCTCGGTGAGCGGCGGCGCAGGGGCCGATGCCTGCGGTATCGTGGTGGTGGGCGTGCAGATGCAGGGGCCGCCGCAGGATTGGTGCGCCTGGGTGCTAGCGGACCGAACGGTGAAGTGGGCGGGGCCGAACGGCTGGGCGCGGGCGGCGATTGCGGCGATGGATGAGTTCGGGGCCGAGCGGCTGGTGGCCGAGGTCAACCAGGGTGGCCAGCTGGTCGAAGAGGTGCTGCGCCAGGTGGACCCGCTGCTGCCGTTCAAGGCGGTGCATGCGGCGCGCGGCAAGGTGGCGCGGGCCGAACCGGTGGCGGCGCTCTACGAGCAGGGTCGGGTGCGCCATGTGGCGGGGCTGACGGATCTGGAAGAGCAGATGTGCCAGATGACCGCGCGCGGCTATGAAGGGCCGGGGTCGCCCGACCGGGTCGATGCGCTGGTCTGGGCGATGCACGAGGTCATGATCGCGCCGGCGGCGGCCTGGCGGCGGCCGAGGCTGCGGATGTTGTGAGCGCTGTGTTGCGCCAGGTGCGAACGGTCTGTTTCCGGCTTTTGAGCAATGATGGCGGATAACTCCCCTCAGCAAGTCCACAGAGCGCAACCGGCGCCGGGGCACAGAGATAGGAGCCAATGTCATGATCTTTGATTTCCTGCGTCGCGGAGCCGGGGTGGGGGCGCCCGAGGTCAAGGCGAGCGCCGCCGGGCCGGTGGTGGCCTGGCACAATGCCGGACGCGTCGCCTGGAGCCCGCGCGATACCGCCTCGCTGACGCGGACCGGGTTTGCGGGCAATCCGGTGGGGTTCCGCTCGGTCAAGCTGATCGCTGAGGCGGCGGCAGCGCTGCCGCTGGTGTTGCAGGATCATTGCCAGCGCTACGAGATCCATCCGATGCTGTCGCTGGTGCGCCGCCCGAACGCGGCGCAGGGGCGGGCCGAGCTGATGGAGGCGCTGTTCGGGCAGCTTTTGCTGACCGGCAACGCCTATGTCGAGGCGGTGGCGGGCGAAGCCGGGCTGCCGCTGGAGTTGCATGTGCTGCGCTCGGACCGGATGAGCGTGGTGCCGGGAACGGATGGCTGGCCGGTGGCCTATACCTATACCGTGGGGGCCAGGACGCATCGGTTCGATGCGGGTTCTATCTGTCATATCAAGGCGTTCCATCCGCAGGACGACCATTACGGGTTCTCGCCGATGCAGGCGGCGGCGATGGCGGTGGATGTGCATAATGCGGCTTCGCGCTGGTCGAAATCGCTCTTGGACAATGCGGCGCGGCCTTCGGGCGCGCTGGTGTGGAAGGGATCGGATGGGCAGGGCGTGATGGCCGAGGACCAGTTCCGCCGCCTGTCCGATGAGATCGAGGCGAATTTCCAGGGCGCGCGCAATGCCGGCCGGCCGATGGTGCTGGAGGGCGGGCTCGACTGGAAGCCGATGGGATTCTCGCCCTCGGACATGGAGTTTCAGAAGACCAAGGAAGCCGCCGCCCGCGAGATCGCGCTGGCCTTTGGCGTGCCGCCGATGCTGCTGGGCATCCAGGGGGACGCGACCTATTCGAACTACCAGGAGGCAAACCGGGCGTTCTATCGCCTGACCGTGCTGCCGCTGGTGACGCGGGTGGCGGCAAGTCTGTCGGAGTGGCTGTCGGGGTTTGCGGGCGAGGCGCTGGCGCTGAAACCCGACCTGGACCAGGTGCCGGCGCTGGCTGCCGAGCGCGATGCGCAATGGGCGCGGGTGACGGCGGCTGATTTCCTGTCTCCGGCGGAGAAGCGGGCGATCCTGGGTCTGCCGCCGCTGGCGGAGGGCGCCGATGGCTGATGGGCCGGGCTATGCGCCCTTTGACTGCGCGCCGGGGCTGCGGCTGGAGGCGCATGAGCGGGTCTCGGCCCTGCAACACGAGCATCTCTGCCGTCGGCTGGACCAGCTGGACGAGGTGCTGGAGCGACTGGAGCGGCGGCTGTGGCTGACGGTTTACGGCGTCGCAGGAGCGATCCTGGCCCAGGTGTTTCAATCGTTCCTGGTGGTGACGCCCTGAGATTTCAGAGGATTACAAGGAGTAGTTCATGGATATGAATGCGGGGCTGGAGCACAAGTTCGCCCGGTTTGGCGAGGGTCTGACGGTCAGCGAGGATGCGGTGATCGAGGGGTATGCGAGCCTGTTCGGTCAGACCGATCAGGGCGGCGACATTGTGCAGGCGGGGGCTTATGCGGCCTCGCTGAAGGCGCTGGAGGCCGGGGGGCAGCGGGTCAAGATGCTGTGGCAGCACGACCCGGCGCAACCCATCGGGGTCTGGGACGAGGTGCGCGAGGACGGGCGCGGGCTGTGGGTCAAGGGCCGGTTGCTGGAGAGCACCCAGAAGGGCCACGAGGCGGCGGCGCTGATCCGGGCCGGGGCGCTGGACGGGCTGTCGATCGGCTATCGCACGAAACGGGCCGTGAAGGATGACAAGGGCCGGCGGCTCTTGACCGAACTGGAGCTGTGGGAAGTGTCGCTGGTGACCTTTCCCATGCTGCCCAGTGCCCGGGTCGCGGCCAAGGGGATATCCCCCGAGGCCGAATGGACCTGGCGCAGCATTGCCGAGCTGTTCGACAGCGCGCGGCAGGAACTGGCGCGAAGGTAAGCGCGCCGCAACCCACCCAGAAAGGACGTGCCGATGAGCAAGACCGATGTCCCGGCCTTGGCCGGAGAGGGTGTGCCCCTGGTTCAGGAGGTGAAGCGGGCGATGGCTGGCTTCGTGAGTGAATTCAAGGGGTTTCAGGCCGAACTTGAAATCAAAATGCAACAGACGGAAGAGCGATTGACCATGCTGGATCGTAAATCTCAACTCGCGGCGCGTCCGCATCTGGCCGCCTCTCATGACGAGGGCGCGCCGCATCAGAAGGCGTTCGACGCCTACCTGCGTTCGGGCGACGATGACGCGCTGCGCGGGCTGGTGCTGGAAGGCAAGGCGATGTCGACCGCGATCAACAGCGACGGCGGCTTCCTGGTCGATCCGCAAACCGCCGAGCGCATAAAGGCGGTGCTTCATTCGACCGCTTCGATCCGGTCGATCGCCTCGGTGGTCAATGTGCAGGCGAATTCCTTCGACGTGCTGATCGACCATACCGATATCGGTGCGGGCTGGGCGGACGAGACCGCGGCGGCTACTGAAACCGGGACGCCGTCGATCGACCGGATCTCGATCCCGCTGCACGAGCTGAGCGCGCTGCCCAAGGCCAGCCAGCGCCTGCTGGACGACAGCGCCTTTGACATCGAGGGCTGGCTGGCGGGCCGGATCGCCGACAAGTTCGCGCGCGCCGAGGCCGACAGTTTCATCAATGGCGACGGGTTGAACAAGCCGCGCGGGTTCCTGAACCATCCGAAGGTCGCGAACGACAGCTGGGCCTGGGGCAGCCTGGGTTATGTCGCCTCGGGCGTGGCCGGGGGGATTGATGCTGACGATGTGGTCGACCTGGTCTATGCGCTGGGGGCGCAATACCGGGCCAACGGCGCGTTCGTGATGAACTCGAAGACCGCCGGGGTGATCCGCAAGCTGAAGGACGCCGATGGCCGCTTCCTGTGGTCGGATGGTCTGGCCGCGGGCGAACCTGCGCGCCTGATGGGTTATCCGGTGGTGATTGCCGAGGATATGCCGGATCCGGCGACCGACAGCTACTCCATCGCGTTTGGCGATTTTGGCGCGGGCTATACCGTGGCCGAGCGCCCCGACCTGCGGGTGCTGCGCGATCCGTTCAGCGCCAAGCCGCATGTGCTGTTCTACGCCACCAAGCGCGTGGGTGGCGATGTGAGCGACTTTGCCGCGATCAAGCTGCTGAAATTCGGCGTCGCCTGAGCGTAGCCGGGTCCGGGGCCGGGTAACCGGCCCCGGATGCGGGCGCGCGCCGGTTTTCCTGGCGTTGTCTAGCTGCTCCCCCTCCGTCCGAGCAACGCGAGGCGGCGCGGGCCCGCATGACCAGAGACGAACGGCCCGGAGGGGTCCGAGCTTGCGGAGTGAATTGATGATGTTGATCGAAGAGACAGCCGTTCCCGACGCCGCGCTGCCGGTGGCCGAGTTCAAGGCGCATTTGCGGCTGGGCACCGGGTTTGCCGAGAATGACGTTCAGGACGGGGTGCTGAACGGGTTCTTGCGGGCGGCGATTGCAGCGATCGAGGCGCGGACGGGCAAGGTTCTGATTTCCCGCCAGTACTCGTGGACGGTGTATGGCTGGCGCGACCAGACAGGCGAGGTTCTGCCGGTGGCGCCGGTGCAATCGGTCGTCTCGGTGACGCTGCGCGATGCGGGCGGTGGCGAGACGGTGCTGACTGCTGCGGCCTGTCGGCTGGAGCGTGACAGCCAGCGGCCCCGGCTGCGCCCGGCGGGCGCGCTGTTGCCGACGATACCCACGGGGGGGGCGGCAGAGATTGTCCTGATGGCGGGCATGGCGCCCGACTGGGGCGGGCTGCCGGCGGACCTGGGGCAAGCGGTTCTGCTCTTGGCGGCACATTACTACGAGTACCGGCACGAGACGGCGCTGGGGGATGGTTGCATGCCCTTTGGCGTCACCAGCCTGATCCAGCGTTACCGGACGGTGCGGTTCGGATCGGGGGTGGTGCAATGAAGGCGCCGCATCTGAACCGGCGGCTGGCGCTGGAGACACCCGCGCGGGTGGCCGATGGCGCGGGCGGCTTTTCTGAGAGCTGGGATGTGCTGGGCACGCTCTGGGCCGAGGTGAATGCGCGCAGCGGAACCGAGCGGTTCGAGGCGGGGGCGCCACGCTCGCGCGTGGCCTACCGGATCACGGTGCGCGCGGCGCCCCAGGGATCGAGCATGCGGCCCGCGCCCGAGCAGCGGTTTACCGAGGGCGGGCGGGCCTTTGTTATCCGAGCTGTGGCCGAGCACGACCCGGCAGGGCGGTTTTTGACCTGTTTTGCGGATGAGGAGGTAGCGGCATGAGTTACGGCATGGCGGCGGCGTTGCAGGCAGCGGTCTATCAGCACCTGCTGGCCGATCCGGGTGTTACGGCCCTGGTGGGGACGGATATCTACGATGCCCTACCCGCGGGGACGGTGCCGCAGACCTATGTGCTGCTGGGGCCGGAGGAGGTGCGCGACGCCTCGGACCGCGAGAGCGGTGGGGCCGAGCACCGGTTCACCGTCTCGGTGGTGTCCGAGGCCGCCGGTTTCGCCGGGACCAAGGCGGTGGCCGCTGCGGTGAGCGATGCGCTGGACAACCCGACGCTGGCGCTGACGCGCGGGCAGCTGGTGGGGCTGTGGTTCGAGCGGGCCTCGGCCCGGCGAACCGGAACGGGGGGCGCGGTCCGGCAGATCGACCTGCGGTTTCGCGCCCGCGTCGAAGACAATTGATCAACCTGAACGTGGAGTAACGACATGGGTGCCCAGAACGGCAAGGACCTGCTGGTCAAAGTGGATATGAACGGCACGGGCCAGTTCGAAACCATCGCGGGGCTGCGTGCGACCCGCGTGAGCTTTAACGCCGAGAGCGTGGATGTCACCAGCCTGGAGAGCCAGGGCGGCTGGCGTGAGCTGCTCTCGGGCGCCGGGGTCAAATCGGCCTCGATCTCGGGCTCGGGCGTGTTCAAGGACGCCGGCACCGACGAGCGGGCGCGGCAGCTGTTCTTTGACGGCGAGACGCCGGATTTCCAGGTGATCATCCCCGATTTCGGCATTGTCGAGGGGCCGTTCCAGGTGACCGGCATCGACTATGCGGGCAGCCATAACGGCGAGGCGACCTATGAGGTGAGCCTGGCCAGCGCCGGTGCCCTGGCCTTTACCGCGATCTGATCATGGCCAATCCGTGGACGGGAGAGGTGGCCCTGGTCATCGACGGGCAGCGGCGGGTGCTGAAGTTGACGCTGGGTGTGTTGGCCGAGCTGGAGGCCGAGCTGGAGAGCGGCTCGCTGGTGGAACTGGTGCAGCGGTTCGAGGGCGGTGCGTTCTCCAGCCGCGACGTGCTGGCGCTGGTGGTCGCGGGGCTGCGCGGTGGCGGGGCCGAGGTGACGCAGGCGAGCCTGCTCAGGGCGGAGATCGCGGGCGGCCCGATGGCGGCGGCGCGGGCGGCAGCGGAGCTTCTGGCGCGCGCCTTCATGCTGCCGGGCGAGACATGAACGGGTTCGACTGGCCCGCGCTGATGCGGGCCGGGATGCTGGGGCTGCGCTTGACGCCCGAGGCGTTCTGGCGGCTGACCCCGGCGGAGCTCCGGCTGATGCTGGGACAGGGCGCAGGGGTCGCGCCGATGAACCGGGCCGGGCTGGACGCCTTGCTGGCAGCCTGGCCGGACAAGAGTGAAGGAGAGGATCATGGCGGAGACTGACGGGTTTTCCGAATTGCAGGCCACCGGCGAGAGCCTGGGGGATACACTGGGCGACGCCGCCGTGATGGCGGCGGGCTTCGATGCCGAGTTGCGCCGGGTGCGGACATCGCTGGGCCAGACCGGCCAGGATGTGCAGTCGCTGGAACGCGGCCTGTCCAAGGGGCTCAGGCGGGCTTTTGACGGCGTGGTGCTGGACGGCATGAAACTGTCGGATGCGCTGGATACGATCGCGCTGTCGATGATCCAGACCACCTATTCGGCGGCGATCAAGCCGGTAGCCGACCATTTCGGCGGGCTGATCGCGGACGGGGTCGGATCCCTGGTTCAGGGGCTGTTGCCCTTTGCCAAGGGCGGATCGTTCAGCCAGGGGCGGGTGATGCCCTTTGCCAGCGGTGGCGTGGTCAGCGGGCCGGTGGCCTTTCCCATGCGCGGCGGCCTAGGGCTGATGGGCGAGGCGGGGCCCGAGGCGATCATGCCGCTGGCGCGCGGGCCGGATGGCAAGCTGGGTGTGCGCAACAGCGGCGGCGGCCGGGCGATCAACGTGGTGATGAACATCTCGACCCCCGATGTGCAGGGGTTCCGCCGTAGCCAGGGCCAGATCGCGGCCCAGATGAGCCGCGCCCTGGGGCGTGGCAACCGCAATCGTTGAGGGAAGGAGCGCGCAATGAATTTCCACGAGGTGAGATTTCCAACCAACCTGAGCTTTGGCTCGGTGGGGGGGCCGGAACGGCGCACCGATATCGTGACATTGGTCAACGGGTATGAGGAGCGCAACACGCCTTGGGCGCATTCGCGCCGCCGCTATGACGCGGGCGTGGGCATGCGCTCGCTCGACGATGTTGAGACGCTGATCGCGTTTTTCGAGGCGCGGCAGGGGCAGATGTACGGGTTCCGCTGGAAGGACTGGTCGGATTACAAATCCGGCCTGGCCTCGGTGGAGGTCAAGTTCGACGATCAGGTGATCGCCAGCGGCGACGGGATCGAGACCCGGTTTCCGCTGATCAAGACCTATCGCTCGGGGCAGTTCTCTTATGCGCGGCCGATTGCCAAGCCGGTGCTGGGCACCGTGCGTGTGGGCATCGACCAGGACGAGGTGAAGGAAGGCGTCGATTACACGGTGGATACGGCCACCGGGCTGGTGAGCTTTGTGACGCCGCCGACCGAAGGGTCGGTGATCCGCGCCGGGTTCGAGTTCGACGTGCCGGTGCGCTTCGATACCGACCGGATCCAGACCAGCGTCGCCAGTTTCCGGGCGGGCGACGTGCCCAATGTGCCGGTCGTCGAGGTGCGGGTCTGATGGGCGGTGTGAGCGAGGCCTTGCAGGCCCATCTGGCGCGCGGGGTGACCACTCTGTGCCGGTGCTGGGCCATTCGGCGCAAGGATGGCGTGACCTTCGGGTTCACCGACCATGATCGGGCGCTGGTCTTCGAGGGCGTGAATTTCAAGGCCGACAGCGGGTTGTCGGCGGCAGCGCTGGAGCAGAGCACCGGATTGTCGGTGGACAATTCCGAGGCGCTGGGCGCGCTCAGCGATGCGGCGGTGCGCGAGGAGGATATCGAGGCTGGCCGGTTCGACGGCGCCGAGGTGCTGTCCTGGCTGGTGAACTGGGCGGAGCCAGCGCAGCGATGGTTGCAGTTTCGCGGTTCCATCGGAGAGTTGCGCCGGGGCGGCGGGGCGTTTCACGCGGAATTGCGCGGCTTGACGGACAAGCTGAACCAGCCGCTGGGACGGGTCTATCAGAAGCCGTGCACGGCGGTTCTGGGCGATGCCCGGTGCCGGTTCGATCTGGCGGTGCCGGGCTATGCCTTGGAGCTGGTGGTGGAGCAGATGGACGAGGCGCGACTGTTCCGCTGGCCGTCGCTCGACGGGTTCGAGCCGGGCTGGTTCCAGCGCGGGCGGATCGACGTTGTCGGCGGCGCGGCGGCCGGTCTCTGGGCGCTGATCAAGAGCGACCGGATCGTGGACGGGCGGCGCGAGATCGAATTGTGGGAGCCGATGCGGGGCGGCATCCGGCCCGGCGACGCGGTGCGGCTGAGTGCGGGATGCGACAAGCGGATGGAGACCTGCCGGCTGAAGTTCAACAATCTGTTGAATTTCCAAGGATTTCCCGATCTGCCGCGCGAGGATTGGGTGATTGCCACACCGAAGCGGACCGGAGCGAATACCGGCGGGAGCCTGCGATGAGCGGTCATAGCGACAGGATCGTGGGCGTGGCGCGGCAATGGCTGGGCACGCCTTACCGACATCAATGCTCGGTCCAGGGTGCGGGCAGCGACTGCCTGGGCCTGATCCGTGGGGTCTGGCGCGAGTTGAACGGCAGCGAGCCCGAGGCGGTGCCGGCCTATTCGATGGACTGGTCCGAGCCGCAGGGCGAGGAGCGGCTGTGGGCCGCCGCGCGGCAGCATCTGCGCGAGGTTTCGGGCGGCGCAGTGGCGGCAGGCGACGTGCTGCTGTTCCGGATGCGGTTGGGCAGCGTGGCCAAGCATCTGGGTATCGTGTCCGAGATGGGGGCCTGTCCCCGGTTCATCCACGCCTATAGCGGGCATGGCGTGGTGGAAAGCGCGCTCAGCGCGCCGTGGATGCGGCGCGTGGTGGCCCGGTTCGAATTTCCCTTGGAGGTGTGCTGATGGCGACGATACTTCTTTCGACTGCGGGCGCGGCCATCGGCGGATCGGTCGGGGGGACGGTCGCGGGCCTATCCTCGGTCGTGCTGGGGCGCGCGGTGGGGGCCACGCTGGGCCGGGTGATCGACCAGCGGCTGCTGGGGACGGGGGCCGCTGCGGTCGAGACCGGCAAGGTGGACCGGTTCCGGCTGACCACGTCCGGCGAGGGCAATCCCATCGCGCAGGTGCATGGCCGGATGCGCGTCGGCGGTCAGGTGATCTGGGCGTCGGATTTTGTCGAGACCACCTCGGTCAGTGGCGGTGGCAAGGGCGGCCGGTCGCAACCCCGCACGACGACCTACAGCTATTCGGTCTCGCTGGCGGTGGCGCTGTGCGAGGGCGAGATCGCGGGCGTGCGGCGGATCTGGGCCGATGGCGAGGAGATCGCGCCCGCCGAACTGGACATGCGGGTCTATCGCGGGACGGAAGACCAGCTGCCTGATCCGCTGCTGGAGGCGGTCGAGGGGGCGGGCATGGTGCCCGCCTATCGGGGCACCACCTATGTGGTGTTCGACGATCTGGCGCTTGACCGGTTCGGCAACCGGGTACCGCAGTTCTCGTTCGAGGTGGTGCGCCTGGAGCAGCCTGGCAGTGAAGACCATGAGGAGAGCCTCGCACAACTGGTCCGGGGGGTGGCGGTCATTCCCGGAACGGGCGAGTATGCGCTGGCCACGAGCCAAGTGAATTACTCAAACGGGCCGGGCAGCTTTTGGGCGGCCAATGTGAACACGCCGTCGGGCCAGACCGATTTCCTGACCTCGATGGAGGCGTTGCGGGACGAGTTGCCCGGGGTCGGGGCGGCCTCGCTGGTCGTGTCCTGGTTCGGTGGCGACCTGCGGTGCGGCGAATGCCGGATCGTGCCCAAGGTCGAGCGCAAGGAGATCGACGGCGTCAACATGCCCTGGCTTGTGTCGGGACTGACCCGGGCCACGGCGACGGAAATCGCGCGGGACTCGGACAGACCGATCTATGGCGGCACACCGGCGGATGCCTCGGTGGTCGAGGCGATCCGGCACATGAAGGGGCAGGGCCAGCGTGTCATGTTCTATCCGTTCATCCTGATGGATCAGCTTGCCGGCAATACGCTGCCGGATCCCTGGACAGGCGCTGAGGGGCAGCCGCGCCTGCCTTGGCGCGGGCGGATCACGGTGAGCATGGCGCCGGGTCAGCCGGGCTCTCCTGATCAGAGTGCAGCCGCCGAGGCGGAGGTGGCGGCGTTTTTCGGTGCGGTCAGCGCGGCCGATTTCACGGTGGGCGACGGGGTGGTGACCTATTCCGGCCCGGCCGAGGATTGGGGGATGCGGCGGTTCATCCTGCATTATGCGGCGCTCTGTGCGGCGGCGGGCGGGGTGGATGCGTTCTGCATCGGCTCGGAGATGCGCGGGCTGACGCAGATCCGGGGCGCGGCAGGGTTTCCGGCTGTCGCGGCGCTGCGGGCGCTTGCGGCCGAAGTGCGGTCTGTTCTGGGTCCCGAGACGAAGATCGGCTATGCCGCGGACTGGAGCGAGTATTTCGGATATCAGCCGCAGGATGGCAGCGGCGACCGCTACTTTCACCTCGATCCGCTGTGGGCGGACGACAACATCGATTTTGTCGGGATCGACAATTACATGCCCCTGTCCGACTGGCGCGATGCGCCGGGCCATGCCGATGCGGCGGCCGGTGCGGCGGCGATCTATGAACAGGCCTATCTGCGCGGCAATGTCGAAGGTGGTGAGGGGTATGACTGGTTCTATCATTCGGCGGAGGCAGAGGCGGCGCAGATCCGGACCTCGATCACTGACGAGTCGCATGGCGAGCCCTGGGTCTGGCGCTACAAGGATATCCGCAACTGGTGGCTGAACAGCCATCATGAGAGGATCGGCGGTGTCCGCCAGACGGTGCCGACCGATTGGGTGCCGCAATCGAAACCGGTCTGGTTCACTGAACTGGGCTGTGCTGCTGTGGACAAGGGGACCAACCAGCCCAACGTATTCCTTGATCCCAAATCATCGGAATCGAGCCTCCCGAAACACTCGAACGGCGCACGTGACGATCTGATCCAGGTCCAGTACCTGCGCGCGGTGCTGGGGTATTGGGAGGATCCGGTGGTCAACCCGGTGTCCGAGGAGTATGGCGGGCCGATGATCGACCTGGACAATGCCTATGTCTGGGCGTGGGACGCGCGGCCTTTCCCGGCCTTCCCGAACAATCGCGACCTGTGGCCGGACGGGGCCAACCATGCGCGGGGCCACTGGTTGAACGGCCGCAGCGGAAACCGGACGCTGGCCGCGGTGGTGCGCGAGATCTGCGGACGGGCCGGACTGACGGAGATCGACATCAGCCGGCTCTGGGGTATCGTGCGCGGCTATGTGGTCGATCAGGTCAGCGATGCACGGGCGGCGCTGCAACCGCTGATGCTGCGCTACGGGTTCGATGCGATCGAGCGGGACGGCACTCTTGTGTTCCGGTTGCGCGACGGGCTGGAACCGGTGGTTCTGGATCCCGAAGTGCTGGCGGTACATGACGAGATCGACGGCGACCGCTTCTATCGGCGCGATGGCGAGGTCGAGATGACCGGCCGGGTGCGGCTGCGCTTCGTGCAGGCGGATGCCAACCATGACGTGGTATCGGAAGAGGCGGTGTTGCCGGATGCCGCCACCCATGCGGTTTCGTCCAGCGAAATGCCACTGGCACTGACTCGGGCCGAAGGCCGGCAGACCGTCGAGCGCTGGCTGGCCGAGGCCCGTGTGGCGCGCGAAACCGTCCGGTTCGCCCTGCCGCCTTCGCGCATGGCGCTGGGTGCGGGCGATATAGTGAGCCTGCCGGCGGCCGATGGCGAGACCGGTAGCCTGTTCCGGCTGGACCGGGTCGAGCAGGCCGAATTGCAATTGGTCGAGGCAGTCCGGATCGAGCCGAACGTCTATCTGCCCTCGGATATGGCCGAGGATCAGCCGGTTGCGCAGGAATTCGTTCCGCCGGTGCCGGTGCTGCCGGTCTTTCTCGACCTGCCGGTGCTGCCGGTCTTTCTCGACCTGCCTTTGCTGACCGGTGACGAGGTCCAGCATGCGCCGCATATCGCGGTATCGGCGCAGCCCTGGCCGGGGACCGTGGCGCTTTATTCTTCGGATGTCGACGAGGGGTATGTGCTGGACGAGATCCTGGCCTCGCGCGCGGTGATCGGATTGACAGAAACACCCTTGGAACGCGCGGCGGCGGGCCGGTGGGATCGGGGGCCGGGGGTGCAGGTCAAGCTGGTCGCCGGCGCATTGGAAACGCGCCCGGAAGAGGCGATCCTGAACGGCAAGAACCTCGCGGCGATCGGAGACGGGACCTCGGGCAATTGGGAGCTGTTCCAATTTCGTGACGCCGAACTGATCGCGCCGGATACCTATCTTTTGCGTCATCGGTTGAGGGGGCAGCTCGGCACTGATGGGGTGATGCCCCAGATATGGCCGGCAGGCTCTTTGTTCGTGCTGATCGACCCACGGGTGGTGCAGGTAGAGTTGAACAGTGCCCATCGCCGGATCGCGCGCCATTATCGGATCGGGCCGGCGCGGCGCGGCTATGATGATCCGTCTTACAAGCATCTTGTCGAAGCTTTCGAAGGGATCGGTCTGCGACCCTATGCGCCGGCACATCTGCGCGTGACAGATGCATCGGGCGATCTGTCGGCAAGCTGGATTCGGAGGACCCGGATCGACGGCGATGATTGGGCGCTGTCCGAAGTGCCGATTGGCGAGGAAAGCGAATCCTATCTGGTCCGAGTGAGCAAGAACGGGATCATCTTGCGCGAGCAGGTGGTCACCTTGCCGGAATGGACCTATTCCGCGGCACAGCAGTCGGCCGATGGTGCATTGCGCCCATTCGAGATCTCGGTTTCGCAGGTTTCGGCCCGTTTCGGACCCGGCCTTTTCCGCTCGGCTACTGTGGCGGCATAG